TCAGAAATGAAGATGGGTCTAGCTTGAGTCTGAAAGATTTGCCAAGGATTTCCAGATATTGCTACTCTCTCGTCCTTAGTAAAGACCCTATCGAAGCCTGCAACTAGAGATGTTGAACCTTTATGGAAGTTGCCGTCTGAACGGCGACCAATGAAAAGTGGTTCGTTGTTTGGTGTAGCCGCTGAAGCATATAGAACTACTGGGTTGTATGGGAAGTCAACCCCATTAACTGTAAATGCACAACTAGTTGCTGAGCTGGTTACGCCGCTATTTGTGACAACTATTACTAGCGGAACCCCTACAGGAACAGCCACCGTGGTTTGCCAGATTGAATAGGTGCCACCTACCCCAGATCGTACGAATGCTAGCGTACCCGTAGTTTGATTTACTATAAGCCCAAATGGAGTATCTGATGCCCCATTAGCTGCACATCTCTGAACTAGCGAGTGATACACAGAATAGTCGGTAATAGTACCAACCCAGACTAGGGACAACGGACCAAGTATGTTGTAAGCGTTATTTGACGGGAGAGCAACGTAACTGCTGGACCCGTCAAATGCTAGAGCCTTACCATTCTTATCAACAGTTTGAACAACGTTACCGTTGATAGTACCCCTGGCATTGTTTGCAGCGTCATAAACACCGTTATGAGTTGTGATTGCAAATTTAGGTGCCCATTTAGGGTTTGCAAACAATGTGCCTTGCGGCTGCTGAGTATAAGGTATCTTACGCTTCATGCTGACACCCAAGCCTTGCGGTCAATAGGCTGGAAGATTTGCCATGGGTTTCCAGACAACTTTTGCTTCGGCAATCCGGGGCGAGTCCACGCCGCGAGGTGGTAAATAGTACCAGCGTGCCAATTACTGCTGTCTCCGCCTGTTATTAAGTGCTGATTTGCGATGCTCGTCGCAGTCACTGTCCCGGCAATCCATCCACCAGGCTCAAATGCTACGGGCGTCCCGTTTATAAAGCAGGACATCTCGCCGTTTTCAAAAGCGACTACCAGGCTGTATATTTTGTCGGGCTGAATCGTTCCGGCAGCCGTGCTTTTGACCAGCACATTGCTGCTGTCTTGATATACCCCCCAGGTAATCGACCCATTGATTTCAATTTTGCAAATAAGCTGGGTATATGCCTGCCACGATTGCAAAACAACCAACGGATTGCCCGCCCACATCTTTTGCACTACGGCGCTGATGACTATTACATTTTTATTGCTGACTAGAGAGCTTGCATTATCGTAATAAAACGTAGGTGTATTGTGCTGATAGCGCAAACCTTGCCCCGCACCACCAACCACACGGTCAAGGTTTGGTGATAGCGTATACGTCAGGTTATTTTTTACACCGGATATGTCTCCCAGTGTTGGGGCATGCATACAGAGAATTAGCCCATCTTGATAGTTCACAGTGACCTTGGCCCTAACCTGTGGTTGCTGAGTCCAAGGGACTACTTGTGTCTGTCTTCCGAACTTCTCATTTGTACTCATTACAACCTCTTATAGAACAGGCCATGTAACCACTCACCACGGATTCATGCTTACGAGAGCTGGCTAATATTTTCATTCCAGCTCAACCTCTAAGGAAGTTAGTTGTAATACATTTCGGATGCTGTGACAGTACCGGACGTCAGAGATACGCCTGCAGGCAAGTTGTTCTGAATCACGATCTTCCATGCAGCAGGTAAGGTTCCGCCAAAAGCCGCTGCAATATTCAGAGGTTCAGAAGTAAATGTGCCAGCAGATGTGTGGCACATCAAACAGCCAATCCAACGCAGGTTGTTACTGTTTGCGCTCAGTGTGATAGCTGCATCTGAGGCTGTGATAACTTCAGCCGTTGCCGCAGCCCCAGGCCACGTCGTGCCATCGAGCGACCCAGCAACGTAAATATCAACGGATGTTGAAGTCGTTGGTGTGAATGCAGGAGTGACAACACTAACTTTCACCTGAGCATCAACGACGTTGTTGGTTGTCGATGTGATCTTAGCGTCTGTACCTGCTGCGGCGGTTGCGGTGGTATTTTTGGATGCTAGACCAGAAAAACTGGTAGAGCCCAACACTGCGGGTGCGGTGAAATTTAAAGACATTATGGAGCCTCCAAAGTCTGAGCGACTTCATTCATGGACACTGTCACTTGCTTGACAGCAACATCCAGTAAAGCCTGGATACCGTCAGCCATTTCTGGAGCAGCCAACGCGAATTGTGCAAGTTGTTCACGAGCTACTGGGTGACCAATATCGAAAGTACCTTGATCAATCATGCCAACTGTCTCAAAGACATTGGCAGAGTCTGCAGTACGGGGCGAAGTCGCGCCCATATCGCGCTATGCGCCCATGAACAAGCCCCCGAGAGGTGCCATAACCGCAAGGATTGTACCGACACCAATTGGCGTGGATACAATGGTTGTACGGCCTTCCGACAATGCAGCAGCGATGCCTGCATGGTCATCTAGAGGCAACCCAGTAGCGAGAATTTCTGCTTTTGTGATCATAATGTACCCCTCAGAGCTTAAAGATGCCGGAAGCCGACCAGGTGATGCTGATGTCACCGCTGTTCGGCGTGACTGGCAAGCCGGTAACACCTGTATCGAGGAAAGCGACAAGGCGCGACGTGCCTGCAACGCCGGTATCAGTGTAGATGACAATGGCTTCGGCGGAAGCACCAGACACTGCCGTGTAGGTCACGTTGTCACCATCGAACACCGCAGCAGCGACTACACCGACAGTGCTATTTGCAATGGTTTGAGCCGTGCCGATGACACCAGTCAATGAGCTTAGAAACTCATGGGCATCGCTGAACGTGTAAGTGCCGGTATCAACCAGAGCAGCCTTGACCGTCCCGGTGTCGATGTCGATGTTAGCGGAACCCTTCATGCAGGCTTCCTTGTACTTGCTGTAAATTGCGTTTGCCATTTTTGTTTCTCCTTAGTTGGTGTGAGAGGCACGAGTCACGTACCCTTAAACAGTTACTTGGTGCTCATGCCCCGATCCCGAGAACCTTGGCAACCACAGGCCCAAATCCGAATTTGTAAGCAAGTCCCAGTACGACCAGTAACAACGCCCACTTAACAACAGCCAGAATCCCTGCTACTCCGTGCTTCAGCACTTCAGACTTGGCTGCTTTCCAGAATTCTTCTTCAGCCTTCGCCGCTTTGATCTTGTTCTCGTGGTAGTGACGGTGGCCTTCGACGTCCTGGTCAGGAAATGCCTCAAGGATTCCCTTGATCCACGTCTTTTCCCTCTCTTCGTGTGCCGTCAGCTCGTCATGGACGAAGTGCTTGATGTCCTTGGATATGTTTGTGTAATCACGCCTTTCTTTCGCTACGGCGATGTCCAGTGGGGTATTTGGCACTTGCGTATTCCTATTTTGCGTTAATGTCAATTCTAACCCAAACGGATCACGTCAGCCAGCCCTTCTGCCTTCTTGTTTTGCCCTCTGGCCCCGCCATCCGGCGCGTCCGACTTGAGATTTTTGTTCATGGTGCTGCCGTTGTTGGTGGCCCCGTTGAAGCCGTCCCCTGCCGGTGCGACAGCGGTGTTTGGCCGGAACCCGGTGCCCATCAGCGGCTTGTAGCCGACCGGAGGCAGATTTCCTGTCAAGGAGATGCAGGCTTCGTCGTCGGTGATCATGCCCACGCTCAGCAGTTCCAGAATGCGGCTCTGCTTCATAGCCGTGAATGACTCTGTCTCGTTCTTTGGACGAAGGTCAATCTCTTCGTAGCAGAATTCGACATAGACGTCCTGCCCAAACAGACGCACAGCAAGGGTCATGACACGCGAGTACATCTCGTTGAGCTTCTGACGGACAAGGCCGTCAGCCGTCTTCATGTACAGCATCGACTCTGCCGATGCTATGTTCGCCGATGCTGATCCATGCCCCAGGATGGTGGGCATTGTCTTCGTCGCCGTCGCCACCTTGGAGTCGGTGATGTTCTGCAGCGTCGTCCACTCGTTGCTGAGGTTGGTGTTGCCGTGGTCGATGATCTCGACACCGATGGTGTCGAACAGGATCAGTGCATCTTCCGGCTCAAGGCCGTTGACCTTGTTCTCGATGTCAGACACGACCTGAGCCATGTACTCAGTCAACTTCTCGTTGTCGTGCAGGTAGTCCTGTGGAATCGACTTACGGAATTTCTCTTCGTTGATCGTGACGTTGATGCGCGGGTGAATCGCCCGTTTGACCACGCGGCGAAGGTCATTGATGAACTCGTTGGAGAACAACAGGGCCTGAATCGCCGGTTCCAGTGGGCTGGCTGAGTAGGGCTCCAGCGTGTCCTGGTCGACCGAAATGTAGAAGAAGGTCGGCACGTCGAGGTCGGTCTTGACGCCGCTGATCTCCTGCTCCGGACGCAGGCGTTTGGCATTATCCGAAGGGTAGAACTTGATGTTCGTGACCGACAGCGGCTGGATGCGGTCAGGCATTCTCGCCTTGTCGAGCACAAGTTCGCAGGCGCACGAACCGTACAGCATGATCTCCCTCGCCAGGGCCTCGCTGCAGGACCTGAACGAGTTTCTATCGGCATAGCCTAGTGAGTAGTCGCTGACGTAGCTGAAGCGAGCTGCGATCTGCTGTGCAAGCTTGGTGGCATCCACGTTTACCGTGCCATCCATGTTGCGTGCAATCATGGTGTAGCTGTTGGTGATGCCGGTGCGGAGCGCCGCGTTGACCGCTGCTGACAGGTCGGGCGTCGAGGCCACAAGGTCACGGATAACAACCCGTGTGCTTGAGCCGTTGCGGTAATCAAGGGTGTCCTTGTTCGCCAGTTGCCGGTCAGTCAGGACAAGGGGCGAAGTCTCGGACGGTGTCGCCGTCTTGAGGTACGGAGCCAGCGACAGTTGCTTGTTGGGCACCTTCTTGGGCGGGGCAACAGGCGGCAGTTGTGTGGCCGCACTGATCTCGGGACGCTTGAAGATGGAGAGAAATTTTTGAAGCATTGGATGGCTCCGGTTAACTGGATTGCTTATACCAGAGGTTCCTAATTTCCACAAGTGACAAGGCCGGGATCGAAATCCCGGCCATGTTTCTTAGGAGTAGTACCCGCCGCACTCGGCGTTTTGCTCACACTTCAGCGGTGAAAACCAATAAACCCCGCTGGTGCTCGGTATCAACAGGGTTCCCGATGTGAGCCTTCCCTGTGCCTCCTATTCTACGGTTGTGTCAATCACGCGTCAATAGGCAGTGTCCCAGACGATGACAGGGGTCTGCGGCCCCATGTACGCGCCCTCGATGTTGAATTCGATAAACTCAACGGCATCCTCCACCGACATCTTGTCGCGGAAGACCAGTAACTCAATGATCAGGTCGGCGCTGTACACCAGCCTGCAGATTCTCTCGCCGCCAATGGTCCAGACGTCGGCGTTGCCCAGAATAGCGTCGTCGTAGCCTTCAAGTTTCAACAGCTCGTCGTGATCTTGTCCCATGCTCATAAGTTTCTCCAGTCAATGTGTGTTTGCTGCGGTACCCAGTTATCCAGCGAGATGCTGTCAACCAGCTTATAAACCTTCCGTATCGTCCTGCCTTCAAAGAAGATGGGGGGAAGCCATTTACCTTGGATCGGCTTGATCGGCACATATTCATAGACCACCAGCGTCCCGTCCGTCAGTTCAAACATCGCCTTGAAGTGCGGAAACCAGGAAAACTTGCTGATCCTTATGACTATGTGGTCGCTCTTTCTGCCGTACCTGTACATGCTGAGCATGAAGGATAGGCAGTTCCTAAACTGAATTTCTGACATTTCACAGGCTTCCTTTGTTCCTAAACGTAAACACACCGTTGGTAGGCAGCAGGATCGTGGTTCGCCCCACCCCCTTGATTTTCCCTGCAATGTAGGCATAGAGGAAAGCATGGTGATAGTGGTCAATGCCGTCAGACTTCTGCCAAGAGTAGGCCATCTCGCCTGAGTCATTGTCAAAAATCTTGACACGCTTCATCGAGCAGTGATGGTCGATGATCAGGTCCTTCTCGTCAGTCTCGACAACCCGCAGCTTGTTTTCCCGAATGATGTTCATGTAAGCGTCGAAGGCGCGGCTGCGATTGACATTCACCTGTCTCAGGAACACCTGCCCCTTGTTATCGTCCTCTTCCTTGTCGACGACGTTGTGCGTCAGAATGCTCTTTGACCGCATGTACACGCTGGCGTAGCAATTGACATCCCTCTCCTGAATAGAGAGCACCGTCTCGGCGTGAGGCCCAGAGTCGATGACAGTACAGGCTACCCTAAAAAGTCTCTGTAATTCGAAATAGCGAGCCTTAGCCTTACCCATAGGAACTTGCTCAGTGTGAACAACAAACATGTCACCCCAAGCGTCAATACCAGAAATAACAAAGTGATAAACATTTCCAACGTCGACCCCCATCACATAGGTGTAGCCTGAGCCGGGATAATCGTGAATGAACACGCCATTGAAGTCGTCCCTCATCAACGTCGCTTCCTTGTCCTCAGCCGGTAACCCAAGGTTGAAGTTCTGGAAGTCCTGTATTCGGTCATAAGTCGTGCTCGCCTTGATCAGGTAGCTCGGCACGATGATGTTCGGTGCATCAAACGGTGTGACTTGGTAGCCTGCACATACGTGGTTCTCGGTCGGATTTTCACAGACCCATTCACGGTGCTCTGGCTGCAGTGAAGGCTCATTCCCACAGCTCGGGCAGATCAGCTTGGCCTCTTCCCACCTGATCCGGGTCAGGGTCTGCTTATTGATCTCTCTCAGGTCACCAAGGTAGTCCGGTATCTTCACGTGCTGGTAGTAGTCAGGCATAAACCAGTGACCACAATGATGGCACTTGCAGTGATTCCAGTGTCTGCGGCTACCTTGGAAAGCCTGGTCTATCCCGTAATTAGGAATTGTTGGCGTACTTAGCTTCGTTGTTCGCTTCCACTTACTGTGCGTTAAACGTGAAGTGTACTGCCCAAGTACCTCCTGATCGCTAAAATCCACCTCATCATGAATGAGGTGGCTGCACGGTATTGAGATAGGGGCATTAGATGATGCAGCGCCTCTGATGAAAAGGAACGAGTCACCGAAACGTTTAACCTCATTGTTATCAGTGCTCTTACTTAGGTTCATCTTCATTATCTTTGACCCTTCAATGATAGGGTCAATACGTGTCTTTGTGAACGTCCCAGCAAAGTGAGCTGTAGGTAACGTCATAGCCACAGTATATGGGCTGATAACATTGACAAG